TCTACTAGAACTCCGTTTGAGTTGTAGCGTACAGTTATATTACTAGCTTGGCCACGTCTAATGATTTCTTCTAAGAATCGTTTATGTTCTTTAATCATCAGCGGCTCACCGCCAGCGAAGTATAGTTGGCGTATGTTAGGTATCTGATCGAATATTTCTTCCCACAGCTCAGGACGTTCGTACCAAGTATTATTAAATTTAGTCTTATCCCAAACAATCTGCTCTATGATAATAGGGCTTTTAGTTTTAGCTATAAGCTGATCGTAATCCTGCGTCCATCGGCTACTGTCATGCGGAGTACACATTACACATTTTAAATTGCATGTGTGTCCTAATCGTAGATCTAAATATCTTATAACAGGTGGAACAGTACCATCTGCTTGCGTTTCATTAACTAGTGCAGTGAGGTCCAACCCCTCTTTATCCCAGAAGTATGATTCCCATACTCGCTTACTCATAACTCCATTAGCTTCCTCTTCAAAGCATTTACTACAGCTAAGAGGTATCTTACCATCTAGCATTGTGCGTCTAACGTCTTTCATGTATTCGTTATTGAATGCACTCATTAATGTATCGGTACCGAAGTTAGCAGGCTCACCGTTTTCTTTTTTAACAAGCCCGGCATCCCATATACCGTTAGTTGCTTGGCTAGCATTACTACCGCAACACAGGCGAGCATCTCCGTTAGGGCGAGTAGCAACGTGTATCCATGGCAAGGCACAAAACGTATTAGTGTTAGTTACTTCCTCAATACGTTCCTGCCAAACTTTTAATGTTTGGTTCTTATGTTCTTTCCAGAATATTTTATTTAAATTGCTCACCAGATTTATCAACCTCTCCGCATTGTTTAGCGCATTGCTTTAATGGAGTGTTAGTCCACGTTTCTTCAATCTTATCAAAATGTTTAGATTCAAATATTTCTTTAAGAGTTTGTTTTTTTAAATTAGGATTTTTAAATCCTCGATCATTAAAATTTACTTTTGAAAAGCTGTACGGAGGAACCCCAGCAAAATCTAACCAGCAACATGCAGTTACATCTCCGTGTGCATTTACATACATACTTTTTGGGGCTTTTACCTTACAGTTAATAACTTTTGTTTCTGTCGATTTAATTTTAAACAATTTGTTACTAATAGTTACACTTCGATCTGACGGGTATAGCACATGACTAGTTTTACCATCTTTAGTAATAACTGGCATGAATCCATCTCTAAATCGAGAAGTATTTTTACGAACAAATTTATCAAACTTTAATTCATTAGACATTTTTTCACAGTCGGCGATTTGATGTTTATTATGTTCAAATATCAACATATGCCACTCTGCTACACCCCCAGCTTTTATAAATGCTTGTGCGTTATCAATAATTTTATTCCAGTCAGTGCCTATTCTGTAGAGTGCGTGTGTATCAACTAATCCGTCAATACCGAATATTACTCTAACATTAAGTCTAGCTAATTGTTGCCACCATTTGATAGGTCTCGCACTACCGTTAGTATGCATAAACAATTCTATCTTAGGATTAATTGATCTAAGATATTCACAAATTTCTAAAGTATCTTGAGCAATAATAGGATCACCAGTATTACCGCACATGGTTATATGATTTAACTGTTTTAAAAAATCTTCAGGAAACCATTCTTTAAATTGATCGAGAGATATATCTTCTTCCTCAAGCCAGGGATTAGTAATCCCGCCTTGTATGTTTCGTACACACATAGGACAACTAGCTTGGCATCGGCTAGTGACTTCAAGATGAATAGTTGTGATATCTTCTAAATTATACATTTAATTTACGTTTATTAATTCTTATCTCAGTTTTGCAACTACATATTAACATTGAACATCTAATAGGCTTGACGACTTCATGTGTAAATTTTTCAACAAAATCTAAATCATATATATTAAAATAGTCATCACCGTATATTTTAGTTTCCCCGCAGGTTCCAGACAATGCCCCGTCTCTCTGAATGTTTACTCGATCAACACCGAGATTACATTCCCACCCAAAGAAAGTATTCACACGTTTACTCATAATAGCAAATGTAGTGTATGGTTCCTTACTACCATCGTCCCATGTGATCACCGCTTGTGTTTTTTCTTCTTGTATATTCTTAAGAGCTCGCATTTTTTCTAAATATTCAGTCGGTGGAAGTTTTTTAATTTTATTTTGTAAGTATGCAAGTTGCTCGAGTGAATAGTCTTTTATAGAACCAACATCCGATCCAACAGCTTTTTTCAATGTTGTTGTTTTAACCAACCAAGGGACAGGATGGGCTACTAGCGTATCTACTAGCTGTATACATTTATCCCATGCAGATGGATCCATACAAACAGAAACACCACCCATAGTAACACCGTTTTCATAAATCAAATCTAATAGTTTCTTTAAATGTTCAACATCGCAAAATTCATGATGCGCACTAATCGCAATATCATTAAAGTATTGAGAATATTCTTTCCACCATCTTAATGTCCTCGATCCGTTAGTATCGACTGATACTCTTATATCGTGGCGCTCTTTTAAGAACTTGGCAAATTCCCCAAGCCTCGGCCAGATAGTAGGTTCGCCGCCGACTAGTTCAACACTGACTACTTTTTTATTAAGATGCGTTTTGTAAACTTTAATTAAATGATCAAAGTTCTTACATATCAAATCAAAGTCAGGCCATTTAGTTGTCCCCGCATGGGAGTCTGGCCAACAATAATTACAGTTATAATTACATACATTAGTAAATTCGTAGCGAATGCTCAGATAGTTATCAAAGTCCGGATTTACAATAGCTATTGGTTTCATAAAGATTCCAATCCTTGATTTTGTTGTTTGCCTATAATCATCCAACGATCATATAGTTGAGTCTTTAACATGCCCGACCATAATTCAGTTAAGTGACTCTGTTCTTTAAACTCTTCTAAAGTTTTTGCAGTACGCACATGCTCGGGAATTTGATAATTGTTACTTTGTAAAACAATCAAAGACTCCTTAGGCAATCTAGCTAACCATAACTCGTATTGCTCTTGTGTAATATGTTCGCAACTGGTATTAATTATAACATCACCGTTTACGGGAACAGTACACATGTCGCGAGTAATTGCTTTGAATCGACCATCCTGTTCTTCTATCTTATTCATCATTGTAGCAACATGTTCGCACACCGGGTCTATATCTACGCTACAAATATATTTGATAGGAATGTCACTTTGGAATAGCATACTAGCAAGTACACCAACCCATCCACCGTGTATGTCCATGCGGCTAGGGTTAGTTACAAATGGCGCTAAGTTCTCTATAAGCCATTCTTTGCTTTTCATTTGCCCACTCCAAAACGCATCTAATGTACGCATTGGATTGTTGCTTTGTCGGATTGCCTGCATCCAGAAGTGTAAGTGTTCTGTATCTATTTGCATTTTGGTATTTTACTATCTGCTGAACTAACACACTTCAGTGTAATACAGCGTTTAGGTTCCTTGAATAATTCAAAGTTGTCCAGAGTACCTATTGCATCTTCATTGCAACTGTATGCTCTTTTAACTTCATTGCCTCTTATTATAACACTTTGATACCCACTATTACAAGTCCAATTGGTGAAACTATTAAACCCTAGTGCGTTGAATCGTTCTGCTTGATCTATAAAATAATTTTGATCACCGTCGGTTAGTCTAATTTGGTATCCTTCTTGCTGTTCAAAATCGTCCTGCATGATACTAAGCATTTCAGGAGTATAGCCATCTACGATAGCAGTAGCAGTATCATTGCTTTGCGGTTTAAGTGTTACATTAATTCCACGTTTGCGTAACCTCTCACAGCGTTCTATTGTTTCAAAGAACTTGTCTGGAACCATTACTTGATTAACTGTTACAAGAACACGTTCATATTGTAACTGTAAACACTTATCGCCAAACTCTTGTTCTTTAGCAAACTCATCATGGAAGCTGGCTGTAATACTCCTACGCTGTAGTAGTTCAGTATTCTTGCACCAAGTGTTCCACCATTTCGAACCAGGTGACAAATTAGTAGTCATGTGGATACTTTGGTAGGTACTTTCGAGTTCGTCTAGGTGTTTTACTAAATCTGGCAGTTGTTTATAAGCAGTTGGCTCGCCACCACTGAAGCTCCAATGAAATTGGTTAAACCCATTAACCCGTGCTTGTCGTTTAATCTCATCTATAGTAGACTTGTATACTTCTAAGGTTTGGTAATCCATCTTATCACTGCGGGCATAGGGCCAACAGTAACTACATTTGTAATTACAAAATCTTCCTAAGATCCAACTAACGTTAAATAATGGACGATCCAGCATCGTTTGCTGTCCAAATTTAGTAATCTTTTCGAATGGTATGGTTGAAAATTGCATTGACAGTATTTAAGTGCGAGTGTATAATTAGCAGGTAGACGTGAGTGGAACATGGTATACCTCCTCCTAGTAAGCTGACCCCCAGCTGAACGGAGGGAATTGGGCTAGCCCATTGGGCGCCTTTGCAGGTTCGAATCCTGCCGTCTACACCAATTTAACAACATACTACACAAATGAAAAAAGTAGCATCGAGCCCAGAACGCAATACTTTCCAAATGGAAGGTGTTATCAAACGGGCGGAAGAAGCAGGCGTGGAGCCGGACCAAGCATACGTCGATATGTGGGAACAGATTAAGATTGATAATGCTAACAAGATCCACGATCCAGAGTGGCAAAAGAACAATATGGAATATGATCTCCGCTCTAGTAAAGAGTTATGCGATAAAGTTAAAGCATCGGATACTTATGCCCAAAATTTATATGCCGCTATGTGTAACATGGATTGGCAAAGCAGAGAATTTTGGCAGGAGATGAAAGGTGAAACTTGGAGTTGCAGTTGGAGGCATGCTGGCGGAATTGTTGCTGACATGCGTGAACAAGGCGACTACATCGATTGGTACTGTAGCGGTATTGGTAATGACGATGCAGGTTATGGTCTAGATGCCCGGCCAGCAACTGATTACGTTCCGGAAGGACAAGTAACAGAAGAAATAGAATTGGATTTGAACAAGCTAGGTTGGAGACCAGTTTCTACCGAACCTACTATGGATGATTGAGTAAATAATTGTATGGAAAAACTAACATTTAAAGTTGAAGATATTTTTGAAGACATACCCGGAGATCCGGATAATGTTATTATGAAATTTCCGCCCGAGTTAATAGAACAGACTGGCTGGAAGGAAGGCGATACGTTGGACATCCAACTAGAGGATGGTGCTATCATTATCAAAAAACTATGAGCAACAAAGACAACATTCTAGAACTAACAGGTGTAGTTGATGAAGTATTGCCAGCTAATATGTTTAGGGTCAAAGTAGAAAACATGCCAAACTTATTGTTATGTTACATGGGTGGCAAGTTAAAGCAACATAAGATTAGAATCATTCAAGGGGACTCAGTTAAAATTGAAGTCAGTGCTTATGACCTAAGCAAGGGCAGAATAACTTATAGACTATGAACTCAATAATGGAACTCGTTTGTGCTATCTGTAATAATGTAAGGTCTGGCACAAAGCAAGGCCTGAATTTCCAACAGCTGATAAATCGAGTGCGGCGTGAGTTTAAATTAAGCGATATACAAATAAAGATATCTGCAAAGAGAGACAAGACTCTTAATGAAGATTGCATTTATGTAAATGGATTTTATGATCCAGAAGACGATCAAGAAAACGAATGTGCAATTGAATTGATCGTAACGCATAACTTTCCAAAAGACCTGTTATGGTACCCTATAGATTCTACCCTAGTGTTAACACAGATATTTGATACAGTCGTACACGAACTACGGCATCAACGGCAGTATAGAAAAAGAAAATTCAAAGTTGGTCCAGAACGTGGCACCGGGCATAAAGAATATCTAGCAGACCCAGACGAGATCGATGCTTACTCAATTAGCATCGCTACTGAACTTGTCCGCAGTTTGGGTAGGATTCGAGCACTTCGTTATATGCACAACATTAATACACTCAGCCGTTTCAAATTAAACAAACAGTTTGTCAGTCCTTGTTTGAGCATGTATTTGGGCGAATTCCCAGATACTGCTGATCCGGTGATCAAAAATTTAACCAAAAAGATCTATATACGTTTGAAAAAGATTGACACCGACGTAGTTTTCCTGTAAAATACAAAGTATATTAACTCATACACAGAGAGCAACATGTCCGTTAGAGAGTTTCCTACCCAACAAGTTTTAGAGCTGGCCTGTTCGGCTCAACGAGTAAATGGTGCATATATTAAAGAGGATGCGCCGGTGTATTCGGAAGATGGTGTGTTCATGTATCTCAAACTGACTAATAAGATACAGATACTCTGCACACTAGATCCTGCTTATTGGACTAGCGACCCCAAAGACGCTCCAATGCCACTGCGAGTGTTGCCCGAGGATACTGCACAAGCTGACAGTATTAGATTGTACTACAAGCGGTTATTGTTTTCGGCTATCGAAGGCGACAATGAGTTCTTAACTACAATCAATTCGATCCTGTCTAATGCAACAGTTAAGTCAAACCAACTTGGCTATGTGGCATGTTTACCTAGTGTATGTGCTAGAGACCAAATCCAAAACAAAATTAAGAAGGCCGCACGTCAAGTTGACGAAGGGTACTTGGCAGATATCGGTAGTAGCATCAAAGACTTAGACGCAGAAATCATTGCATCAATTAAGTCAAAAAACTTTGAAGGTTACAATATCGATGCTATAATTAACAATAGAATGGTATCATGGTTGAACAAGACTAATTTGGAGTTGGGTCCATGTGTTATTGTTAAAGCCAAAGTTAAAGATCATAACAAGCACTGGAAGCATCAAAACGATGTTACTAGACTAAACTTTGTAAAGGCCGCACAATGACAGCATATAGTTGGGTTTTGATTATTGCAATGTACAGTCCTGGAGGTGACTTCATGAGTCAGGATATTGTAAAACTTGATTCTAGGCGAACATGTGAAGCAATGAAAAAAGAATTACCAAAGTTAGATAATCCAATGTATGTACAACATAAAGGTGTGTGTGTAACCCGTGACCATTGGGAAGGTAAGAAGAAAATGCCCGGAGTAGCGTATGACTAAAGAAAAACACAAGAAGTATCAATGGATTGACGGTGAGACTGCGGATCGCATTACTAGTATGAATCTCAAAGACTATCGTGCATATCTTAAGAAAGAAATCAAGCAGTGGAAGAAGAATCCAAAATCAGATACTAACCCCAAGGGCTATTGGCTACACCCCGAAGATGTGGGCATCAACATGCAGACTATTGCGGCCTTGGATTTGATTATCAGCCACTTTCCAACTACAACAGATGAGATAAAATGAAACAAGAACTAGACAAACAGTTGTGCGAGAAGTATCCAAAGATGATGGTTAACCGCAACAAGAACATGCAGGAAACTTGCATGTGTTGGGGATTTGAATGTGGAGACGGTTGGTTCAATATTCTGGATCAGCTAATGGG